TGTGCTCAGTGTGATTTGGCTGATAAATGCTGGTCAGGGGATGTTTAGAGAAGAGCCAAGAATTTGTGTAAACGATAAATGTAATAATGTATTTGTTGCAAAAGTTTATAACGCTTTATACTGTAGTGTTGAATGCAGAAGATTAATAACTAATAAAAAATTATTAGAAAAATATTATGAAACTAAAGAAAACAAACACAAGAAAAGAGTTTGTAAGACAAAAAACTGCACAACAGTACTGTCGACTTATAATAAAGAAAATATTTGTGAACAATGCAAAGGTGAAAGATTCATAAAAAGACTTATTTCTTGGGGATATGACGAAGAAAAGCTTAGAAAAGAGATATAATATCTAAGTGAGTCTTAAAGATATCGTACAGAAAGAAAAGTGGAATAAAGTCCTTGCAATAGATCCTGCTTCGCACTCTCTTGCTTGGGCTATTTTGTCTTGGGATAAAGAACTCATTGCTACTGGCAAGATTGATCTTTCCAAAGAAAAGCAGCAGTCAGAGAAGTTTAATAAGATTAAAAAAGAATTATTAGAAGTTGTAGAGAAGCACTCTCCTGATGTTGCTGTTATTGAACAATCTGTTTATATCCAAAATTTTCAGACAAGCAGGATCATATCTTATATTATCGGATTTACTTGGGGAATAATTTCAGACAGATGCAAGAAGATTGAAGATGTCAGTCCATTATCGTGGAAACCAGCAATTGGTTATAAAAATGTTACAAAAAAAGATGGTGAAATTCTAGACAAAAATGGAGTTAAAGGTTCTATGCTTATAAAAATGAAGAATGAAAGAAAGAATAGAGTAAGGGAAATAGTCGGTGTAGCATTTGGCAAAGACACAGACGGAATTGACGATGACGATATTGTTGACGCAATTGGAATTTCTCTATGGTACTGGAAGGTTAAGAAGAATGGCTGACGAACCGTACAAAGACCGGACATGGCTCTACGAGCATTATGTTAAGAAGCGCATGAACCTGACTGACATCGTTAAGGTTCTTCAGCAAAGTTATGGGATAAGTGTAAGTTCCCAGGCTATATATAACTGGTGTAAAAAATATGATCTTTTAAAGTTTAGAGGTAAGGGAAGAAACTTATCCGCTACAGCTTTAAGAAAGCCAAAATCCCCTATGCAACTTGAAGTTGAGAAGCGTAGACGGGATCAGGCAAAAACAACCAAGGCAAGAAGAAAAGGAATGGGAAAATGAAAAGAAATGTAGTAGGCAAGGATATTTTAACTTTTGCCAAATTAGACATGCTCTATAATCAAGTGCGTGTAATTGAGGCAAAACAAAATGAAACCAAGTATAAGTGCTTGGGGTCTGGCAACTGTTGCAAAATAGGATTGGTATTACCAATGACTGAATGTGCAAATATTGCTTTCAAGATTAATCAAGAGTATTACTTGAAATTAGAAAACGCTGGGCAAAGAGTCGCTGATGAATGGATTTTGGGTATCATAGATTCCCTTAAAGAAGCCATGACGGATGAAACTTGGAAAGATGGTGGAGAAACAGAAAGACATTGCGCTTTCTACAAGAATGGTTGCACTATATATGGTTACAGACCAATGGTGTGCAGAACATTCGGAACCATAACAACAGTTGATGAGTTCTGTCCAAGAATTAGAAATGCAAACGGAGAGATTGATCACTTCGTAGGAGAGCCTATTCGGACAATTATCAAGCAATATCAAGATTTGCTTGCGGAGTATGCACTAGGTAAGCATGAGAATTATGATATGAGCCTCTATATGCCGCTAGGCGTATTGAGTTTCCTGCTTGAAACGGATGAGTTAATTGAACTTTCTAAAAATACTGATGAAAGATTCTGGATTGGGACTTCCGGCTGGTTTAATTATCGTGTTCAATACACCAAAATTCACGGCTACTCTGTAGTTCAGTTGAGAAAGTCAGCAAACGCAAGGGGCAGAGAGCTTGCTTTCGAGACAGAAGAATAACTTTGAAAATTATTTGGAATGGAACAAGCGTTGCTCAAAAGCGCAATGAAGGCTACAAGGTAGCCGAAGATGAGATTCATGGTCGTCTTGTAGGGAAGGGAATGGACATTGAAAGAACATGTCTTATACCATCTGACATTCAAGACTTGTCATTACTCGGTATTGAATATCAATCTAGTGCTTCAATTAACATTGAAGCAGATGTATTCATAAATAATAGATTACCTCTTGACTATACTGTATCGAATAAATACAACATTGGTTTTTCATATTGGGAAACAAGTAAACTGCCAAGTGATTGGGTTTCTCGAATGAATCAAATGGATGAGATATGGACAACATCTCTTTGGGCAAAGAATGTTTTTGAAGAATCCGGAGTAACAGTTCCTGTTTTTAATTTTAGACTTGGAGTTAATAAATTATTCACTCCAAGAAAAAGAGTTTTAAAAGATAATAAATTTACATTCCTTTGCATCGGATCTCCATCAACTCGCAAGAACACTCAGATGACTGTAGATGCTTTTATAAAGATATTTTCGGGCGATGACAATACAAGACTTCTTTATAAGACGATAGACGCTCCTGATGCCCGCTGGATCAAATCTGGTGAGCTTATGGCTATCGAAAAACACCCTCAAATAGATGTGATTGATAAAGATGTTTCAATCCAAGAGTTAAGTGATATCTATGACTTAACCGATTGCGTTGTTTATCCGACAAGTGGCGAGGGTTGGGGAATGTTGCCATATCAAGGTATAGCAAAAGGTATCCCAACAATCTGCACAAATGCAACTGCCTGCACAGAATATGCTGAGCTGTCAGTTCCTTTAGAGTTTGAAGATAGCTCTATTAATATGAATGGAATTTATAGTGACTGCGGTACTTGGGCAAAGCCAAAATTTGATGATTTATGTGCTAAAATGTTATATGTATATAATAACTACGATGTAGTTTCTGATTATACATTTAATAATGCCGTACTAAATGAACAGACCATGAGCTGGGATTCTGCTGCAGAAGGGTACTACGAAAGATTATGTCAGATATCGAAAGAATTGAAGATAAAACTTTAATTGAAAAATTAAAAGATGTGGAAGATGTAGGTCTTCTCCACATAAAGGGATACTCAATGCATGAAATTGCATCCTTGATGTCCCTCAAAACAAATGATGTTAAGTCATATATTGAGGAATACAAGAAGATACTCAATAGGCAAGCAGAGGATGATCCTTACTTTCTTGAAAGAGTCCAGTTCAATACAGTCAAGGCTTTACAAGAATTTGATGAGTTAAGCAAAGAGGCTTGGGAAACGATTAGTATTGCAACCGATCACGGTATGGTCCCGGCAAGAATTCAGGCTATTAAACTTGCGGGTGAACTGGCTACAAAGAAGGCTCAGCTTCACAAGCTGCTCGGTGTCAATACTTCTGATGGTGAATACATTGCACGAATGCAGAAGGCGGAGAATGTCAACCAAATCTTATCCAGAGTATTGCGTGATGTTATCTCCAAGTACCCAGAAATTGCGGATGCCGTAAGAAGAGAACTTGCAATTGCATTTGAAATAATGCAAGACATTGAAGTAGCAGAGGATGCGGAAGTGATTGAAGATGCAGATGTCGTTGAGTCATAATAAGAGAACCCAAAGCAGCCCCTTTCGTTCATACGCAGAGAGAACTTTTTGCCCCCTTTCGTCTCATAAGAAGAGACGAAATAAATCGGCCTTACCTTGCCTAAAGGAGAAGATAAATGAGTGATTATCTTGGAATGAATCTTCGCTATGAAGATTTCGATAAGTTATTAAATCAAGATGAACTTGAGGAAACTCCTGTATCTATTGAAGTGTTTGTGACTGATAAAAAGTATTTGGGATTGCCGAGCCTAAGCCCGATTCAATTAGAAATAGTCAGGCACAGTACCCAAATCCTTAAAGAGCATACCTTGCAAAAGTTAATGGGAGAACACGAAGGGTCAGAATATTATAAAAAATATACAGACAATGAAGTGATCTGCATGTTAGGTAAAGGTTCCGGAAAAGACCATTGTGCAAGAATATCAATGGCTTATACCGTTTACATTCTTCATTGCTTAAAAGATCCACTTGGTTATTATGGAAAAGCAAAAGGTGTCTATATCGACCTTCTTAACTTAGCTGTTAACGCTCAGCAAGCACAAAGAGTTTTCTTTGAACCATTAAAGAACTTGCTTTTAAGTTCACCATATTTCAATCAAGTAGGTTTTGAACCAAGAGTTTCAGAAATCTTTTTCTTTAGTAGACCAGTAAGATGCTTTTCAGGTCACTCTGAGAGTGAAGGTTGGGAAGGTTATGAAGTATTAACTGTAATTTTGGATGAGATTTCAGCATTTAAAACAGATGCGGAAACAAGAGGAGAATTGAGATCAAAAGGTTCTGCTTCTGCTATTTATAACATGAGTAAGTTATCCGTTATGTCTCGTTTCCCGGAAGTCGGTAAGGTTATTCTCTTGTCATTCCCTAGATATAAAGGTGACTTTATCCAGCAAAGATATTTTGGTTCTGCGGAAAGAGAAGAGCCTAAGACTTGGAGAATAAAAGCTGCTACTTGGGAATGTAATCCAACGATTGAAAGACATCAATTGGAATCAGAATATGTTAGAAATCCAATTGAGGCTAGGGCAAGATTTGAATGTGAACCTCCGGCAATGGAAGACGCATACTTTAGAGATCCAGATCTAGTAAGGAAAGCTTTTATGCATGCACAAAGCCCCGTTGATGAAAACGGTATCTATGAACCTTGGTTTAATAATACAGACGGGCATAGAAGGTTTATTCATATTGACTTGGGACTTAAAAGAGACAGATCAGCTTTATGCATGAGTCATTGTGCAGGCTTTAAGGAAATTAAAACCTCTATGGGTGTGGAAAATCTTCCTGTTATAAATGTGGATTTTGTTCATTCTTGG